ATTGTTATTTGTGCGGTTTTTAAAATAGTTTATATAGCGATCAACAGTTTCATCCCATGTTTCTCGACGTTTCAATTCATCAGTGTAACGAGCATAACGACTGATATGAATGAAATCTTGGTATATTGTTGGGAGACGTGTTGACATTTTTTATTTTTCCTTTTCTTTATTAAACTAATTCTTTTGACATTGGAAATATGTTAGCGATAACCTTCGCACATTCACGAGCAATTTCCATATGTTCTTTCTGTGTACCATTTGCGCTGCGGAGTTGTATATAGTGCACCCATGATCTTAAGGTACCTGCCATGTACATTTTTGATACGGTTAATCCTTCTGGAAGAACTGCACGAGCCTGTTCTTTTGCAATACCATTTTTAATAGCCCAAGAATATACATCTTTGGCTTCTCGAATAATTCTCTTTTGTTTATCAATCCACATGTTATTAAGGTTACGATCATCTGGACTTGTTAGATCAAGTTCAGTTGAATTCTGCCTATTCTTTGTGTCCTGTAATCGAGTTTCCTTGAAGTCAAACCCCATCTGAGTAGGATCAGCATAACGCTGAGAAAATTCTTGGAATGAGAATGAACGATGACGAAGAATCTGACGAGCAATATCTCTTGTAGTTTCAATCTCAAGAGTTACATGTACCATTTCTAGTGGCGACCAGTGACTGTTATTAATTAAATAGTTAATCAACTTCTCTGAAGTATCATTGTTCATTTGATTAGATGGATTTGAAACTCTTGCGCAATAAGCAACGAGTTCTGTTAGACCTTCAATCTCATCAATATTTGATTTTGAGCAAGAAACTAAACTTACTTTCATGTTATTTCCATTTTCAAAATTTCCCATGTACCATCATAATTTTCAACAAGAGCAGTACAACTTTCTACCCAATCACCATCATTCATATAAGTGATGCCATTAATATCTTTAATATCAGCGTGATGAATATGACCACATATAACACCATCAGCCTTTTTCTTTTTACAATATTCCGTTATTAAAGTTTCGAAGTCAGACATGTAAGCAACAGCTTCTTTTGTCTTACCTTTTAGATAGGCACTTAAACTCCAATACTTGAATCCAAATTTGTTTCTGACCCAGTTGACTACATGATTTAAATCTAACAGTAGATCGTAAATATAATCACCTAAGTGATATAAGAATTTTAACTTATTTCTTATGGCAGTATCAAACAAATCACCATGTAGAATCAAATATTGTTTACCATTAATAGCATTATATCTATGATGATTCTTCAATTCAATCTCACCAAAAGAAACACCAAAAGGTAAAATCTTTCTTAGGACTTCATCATGGTTACCGACAATGTATGTGACATTAGTACCACGTTTTGCTGCAGTAAGAATACGACGAATAACATTGCTATGACTCTGTGGCCAATAGAATTTGCGCTCGAGTCGCCAGCCATCAATGATGTCACCAACTAGAAATAGATTTTCAGATGTGTGCTCTTTTAGAAATTTACAAAGGATATCAGCCTTACATCCCTTAGTGCCTAAGTGGACATCAGAGATGAATATTGATTTGTATGTCTTTAGCATTTTCTCCACTCTATAAACTTCAACTTTGCCGTAAGCCCACTAAACGTATTATCATCAATAATAATTTTAATCTCTTCAGCACTTATACCCAACGCAATCATCTCATTAATATCTTTTCCAGGAATACTATCAGGAAACAAACAAACAGAATATCCTTTATTGATAGAACGCTCTACCTGCTTTACTATTTCTGGATTTCTCGGTTCATTATCATAAACTAATGTTATGTCATCAGCTTTTAGATGTTCAATAATACCACCCAAATTGCTATCACCACTGGCAATGCAATTAGGAATAAAGAAAGAATCAAATTGACCTTCGACAACATAAACCTTTGAATCAATTCGTAATCTGTGTAGTCCGAAGATTTTCTTTTCCTCTCCGACTTTAACTGTGCAATATCGAATCCTATTTTGACCCAGAGCTCTTCCAGTGACATTAGTTATATCTCCCTTTTCATTTGTATAGAACAATACTATACGCTCATCGTCTGGTACATTCTCATTACCGTGATGAGGAAAACAATTATCGAGGAATTCTTTGTATTTATTGGTATAATAAATTTCAGACAAAAACTTTTCTGGAATACTTCTTTCTTTAATATAAACGCGAGCTGGATGTTCCTCTGACAAATTACTTAGGCAGTATAGACCATCTGCTTTAACAGATTTAATATTAATATTTGACTGTTCGTGTAATGCATCAATTTTTTCACTAAACACTTGTCCAGGCTTTGGTCCTTTCAGATCAAAGTTTGGCTTTTGATAATTTGAGTGGCTGTTGTCTCCTGCAGTATAGCGTTCAACAACGTATTGGCGGTGAGATTCACCGTCTATATGCTTTAAGAATTTTGAAAAGGTTGTACTTGTATGACAGTTATGGCAGGTGTAATAGTAGTCATTGTTTTTCCTGAAAACATAACCTCTGGCTTTTAGTTTATTCTTTTTGGAATCGCCACAGAAAGGACATCTGAAATTAAACAGATCATCTTTCTTTTGTGCGAATCTTTCGAGTCTTGATGAAGACAATAGCAGATATTTACGATCAATGTAAACGGACATAATGTAACCAAAAAGAATACTGACAGATACCTGTAGTATGCGCTATTAATGAATGAAAAGCAAATTATTTGATAGCAAGAACCTTAGAAATTATCCAGCCAACTGCAGCAGCTGCTCCCATTACAATCCAACGCCACTTATTAAGATCATCGATCTTTTTATTTTCAACTTGATGTTGTCTTGCCATGTCTTCTCTGAGTCTAAGAATCTCAGTCATGATCTTCTGTTCAGTGTCGTTTATTTTTTGATAAACATCTTTGAGATCATCGTTTGTACTTTGGCGACGCTCTTCCATGTTTCTTTCGATCTTGTCGATGGTTGAATCGAACTTGTCGTAGATAACACTAAAGAAACTTACCTTTTCTTTGATAGCTGAGACTTCAATCTCTAATTTGCTAACCTTAGCTTCTATGTCTAACATTTATTGTAACTCTTTTGCTAATATTTTTATTTTTATTGAAGCATAATTAGTTGCAAGAAATGGAAACACCCCATGAAATAAACAAACTATTCCTGCAGTAAAACAAATATAACTAATTCTAAATGTTCTCAATAGATGTTGAGCATAATTAAGATCAACATTTTTGAGATGTGACATTTATTTACCCACTGAGTCGAAATTCTGTTTCTGGTTTTTATACCACTCCTGCCATCCGTCTAATAATTTAACACAACTATAGTACTGAGTATAATTAGCAGTAACAGTTTTTAAAAACTCACTGAAGACAACCTGTTGTTTGTCTATTGTTTGTAAATTGCCACACTTCACCATTAACTCTGGTGGTGCTTCTGGGAAATGTCTTTCAACAGGAACAGTAGCACAACCTGATAAAATTAGTAATAGTGGGATTAATTTTCTCATTAATGACAATTCCATCTTCTCAATGACATTGCTTTACGAGTTGGGCGACCCTTATCATCTTTCATTGGTCCTCTCATTCCACTCATGCGTGCACAAAAAGACTTACGACGCTTTGCTGCTTTTCCGTTTGGATCTAGTTTGCTTGGTGGGGTTGTGACTGCGGTTTTGATTCCCATAGCCTTCGCACCTTTGCGAGTTAGACCTGCGCCAGATTCCGTTGAACGCTTATATCCTTTTGAATCTTCGCCACGTTCGTTGATTACTTCTTCTTTAACATGAAAAGATATATGTTTTGTTCCATTGTTAGGATCTATATAAGTTCCTTTATAAACTTTACCACCATGTTTCTTAACATGAGCGAAGGCATCACTCTTGTTGTCAAATCGCCTGTTTGGCGGTTTAATCATTGGAGAAACCTCTTCATTCTTTGGTTTCTTTCCAGCTTTTTTCATAGCAATAGCAATGGCTGCTTGTTGTGCAGCGTTGGCAGCTTCTTCTAAAAATGATTTAAATGTTTTCATCATTAATCCTTTTTCGTTTTAACCATAATCGGTGCACCCTTACGATCTGGGTTTGGATCTTCACGACGCTTACGGCGAGCAGCAGTTGCTCTTGCTTTTTTTCCTAATGTGTGAGCCTTGTCTTGCGGTAAACATTTTGGCTTACCTTCTCCTGGCTCTCTGGCACATTGACCCTTGATATTACCCTTTGTGTCAAATCGTACCCATTTTTGTTTGAACCAAGTGCGCAAATCTTCATTTATTCTTTCAACTTCTTCCTGGGTTTTCCACCCACCACCCATGGATTTGTATTTCTTAGCTGCCCAACCATTGGCATATGCTGAAGGATATACAGAAAACTTTGCTTTAGCGGCAGATTTTGCTCTTGCCCATTTAGCTGGATCAGTCGGTGCGTTCTTTTCGTTTAATTCTTCTTCTTTAACAGGAACGCAGTTTGGCACCATTCTGCCATTTTTCATTTTGCCGCCAACTCGCTTATAACCTTTCCAGCAAGCTTCGTTTATTTCTTCTCTTAATTGTTTAAATGTTTTCATTGCGGCATTGCCGCTGCGTTATGAGCACTAGTATCTACAACAGTGCTTGGTGTTAATGGTTGTTCTTCTTCTATTGGGGTATTGAGAGCGGCAGCATTATGAACCTTGATTACTATTTCTGGAATAACGCAAGTGCTATCAATCTTAGTCACTTCGCGATCAATGTACTTAATAATCGCATCGCCTTTTTCTTTGACGATTTTTTGTTCCGTCACAACCTTCTCAACAATCTCTGTATTGATTACCTTTGCTTTTTCTTCTGAAATAGCAACTTGTTTTTGTAAATTTTCTACTTGGGCTTCCCATGCTTGTTGGGTCAATAAACAGCCCTCTAGGAATAAACCTAAAGCAATGGCTGCGATCCCACCCCACTTTAAGAATACTCTATATGGGACAAGTGGAATGAATGAGATCAAGAATGCAAGCAAAGATGCAGCCATGAACCCATGAATCAACATAGCAGGTAAAAATTTAAGTAGCCAGAATAGCATATCAGTCCTTATTTGCTTGTTGCTCTGAAAACTCCATCCCAGCCTTCTGGCACTTCGCCTTCCATTCTCTCTAACATTGCGTCATAGTATTTATTCATTTCGCCATTCCAGCCCGTCTTGAGACCACCCCATTGTCCCATACCATTAATGTAAAACTTAGCAGCTTTCCACTGACCTTTTCTATAAGCATCTAGGAACTTCTCATGCTGGTTACCTGCCATGACATCATCGGCAGGGGCGACTGTATAGATCTTAACTGGCTCCGTTTTACCCTTTACTGCGATCAAATCGAGTTCAATCAGCTGATATTCGTCTGCTATTTGCTCTGCTGTAATTGGTCCGAGGATAAGTTTAACACCATATGGCTTTGATTGCCCTTCGAGACGACTTGCCAGGTTGACAGCGTCTCCGAGACAGGTGTAGTCAAACCTTTGAACGCTGCCCATATTACCAACGACAACACGACCAGTGTTAATGCCGATTCCCAATCCGAATGGAGGAACAGATTCTTTAGATATTTCTTCATTAAACTTCTCCAAGTCTTTTAACATTAAAAGGGCAGTTTTCACTGCGTTTTTTGCGTGATTAGCGTCATCAAGTGGTGCATTCCAGAACGCCATCTGAGCATCGCCGATGTACTTGTCAAGAGTACCCTCATTCTCAATGATTTTTGCAGTCATTGCAGTCATGTAGCGATTCATAATTTTAGTTAATCCCTGCACATCTTTTCCATAGTGTTCAGAGATACTTGTGAAGCCGCGAACATCAGTGAACATAATAGAAAGTTCACGCTCTTCACCACCAAGAGTTAATAACTCTGGATTCTTTTGTAATTTTTCTACCATCGCGGGGGATAGATATGTTCCAAACTGTTTTTTGATTTGCTGCTTTTGCAGGAACTCTGAGACGAACTTGATTCCGTATGCATGGAGCGCAACCAACACGGTTGCTCCGATGAAGGCAGTAATGTCAAATAACCAAAGGTGATTGACAAAAGCCCAGTGGCTACCATACGCAGCACTAAAAATGATAATAGGAATTGACGCAAGTCCAACATATGTCCACCTCGTAAGAATTAATAATAGTATACCTGCTATTAGAATAGAAAGCAACTCTAAACTGTCAGCGTAGTCTGGTCTTGAAATTACAACACCATTCATCATTGTATAAATTAATGATGCTTGTATGTCTTGTGGGTATGATGCTCCAACGGGAGTTGATAGTGGATTAGCAATACCAGCAGCAGTTGGTCCAACAATAACCATTGCACCATTAAAATCTTCAGGAAGATATGCTAATGATACTTGCTTATCCTTTTGAGACCAATCAATCCAGACGCGACCTAATGAGTCTGTTGTTATGGGACCAAAACTAGGAATGCGCATTTTCTCTACGCCATTCTCATTTAGTTTAATTTGTACTGTGTTATCACCAGCAGCCACGCGTAACACTTCCATGGCTAGTGATGGATATATCTTACCCTCTACTGTAGATACTAAAGGGGCACGACGATTAACACCATCAATCTCAGGCATAGTATTAACACTACCAACGCCAATGGCATTTTCTTCTAGTGCTGGTACGTTCGCGATTAATCCAGGATACTTGACGATTTTATCTTCAAACTCTGAACCAATAATTACAGCACCAGGAACTTTAGGATTGTTCTTTGTTTTTTCTGCTGGAATATTAGCCAATATGACTGGGTATTTTGTTATTGTTTTGGCTAATAGAGCATCTTCACCAAACCTATCGCGTTCTGGCATCAAAACGTCTAGAATAACCAGACCAGCATTTCTCTTGTAGAGTTCTTGAATGATGTATGAATACTCTGATCTGGGGAATGGCCATTGACCATATTTGTTTAAAGAATCCTCATCAATGTTTACGGTATAAACATTGTTCTCTGTTGGTTTCTTAGATGTGATTAAAGTATCGAAGTAGCGCAATCTAACGCTCTCGATGAAAGTTGGATTTTCATAACGAACACCAATCATCACAAATAGCGTGATCAATGCAAGCCACGGAGATAATAATTTCTTCATGATCAATTTCCTTGATTGATATTGATTACTGTACCGCCAGTTCCGTTGTTTAAAATTATTGTATAAGACTTATTATTCTGAGTTAGATTAATTGTTGCCGTGCTAGTTTTTTCCGTGATTAACTCAAAAGTTTGAGACAATTGACGAAATATAACCAAAAACGGATCTTCTACCACGGTATTTATTTGCGTAGTCTTATCCATCCCAAAAGAAGTTCCTTGGATTGTCACTCCACCCTTCGTCATACCTCCCGTCTGGTTTGTATCTTGGTTTAGATAAAAGAAGTCTTCAAAGAAGGTATTATTAATCGCATTAAAATCGATAGTCGAAGTCGTCTTTAGTTCGTCTCTATTGAAATCAGCATTACTGAGATAGTCTTTCTTGAGAGCATCTTCACCGAAAAATGAAGTTGACATATCTCTCTTACCATCAGTTCTTTCTACTGGTTTGGCTACTTCTTTTGGGGGAGTTACGATTAACATGTTATCAATTAAATTGAGATCTAATCCTTGTATAACACTAGGATTAGTCGGCATCTTTTCTGCCGATGCCACCATTGTTGCTTGAAAAGCTTGGTTCATAATAACAAAGCCAGCCAGATTTGAAACCGTAATCTCTCCAACCTTACCATCTGCTTCTGGGAGAAGTATTACAAGACTTCTCCCGAACTCATCTACGGTAGTTGTAAAATCTGTACCACGAACAGCAATAGTTGCTGTAGGAGTGCTGAGTTTAATATTCTGCTTGTCAACCTTGCCCAATTGCCCAGTAACAAAACGCGCAGTTCCCTGCGCAAAACGCATAGACATTTTAGACTTGGATGGATTAGGATCGTATACAAATTCATCTATAAGCAACTTTGACTGTTCGGTCATGCGCACTTTGCTATCATCTAGAAAGGTTATCTCTAGACGCCCATTTCCTGTTCTAACATCATCGAGGGACTCCACACCTAAAGTGGGTCTAGTGTCTATTTTCGCTTTTTGGCGATATAGTTCACTAGACCCATTTAGAGCAGTTATAGAACCTATGCTACTAGCAGCCCAAAGGTGGGCACTGGCTAATAGTAAAAGTACCGTTGTTAGAAATTGAATCAATTTTAAGTGAATCAACATTTAAAATACTCTTCTGTTGAATGTTAAAAGAGTTGCCACTTCCAACTAATGTGAAGTCAATATTTTTACCATCATGTCCATTCTGTGAAACGCCAATTTCATTGTGGTCGCCAGTTAAATTAAATGTATTCACAACATTATTTGTATCAATTTGGTTCTTAAATGTATTCCAGTCACCAGTTAGATTATATGTTAATGTTGCACTTGTCGATGCACCAACCGTACCCTGGTCTAATTCAAATGAGTTAGATGTACCAACTAAATTCATATTAAAAGATGTACCAGATACAGATGCCGAGCCACCCATGTCTAGTTTAATCAAGTTGGAGTTACCACTATTAAGAATATTAGAATTCACACTTGAACTTAAAATTTGCCCCTGTAAGGAGTTATTGTTACCTTCTTGTGTGAAGTTTAGTATTTGCTGATTACCATTCATGTAAAATGGTGACACTGTAGTCCCCATCTGGTTACCAGAACCCTTTTGTAAAAGAGTGATGGTGCTCGAATCGCCGATTTGCTCAAGATAAATTGAGTTGGTTGATGCTGATTGTGCGTGCGCTGATAATGATGTAAATGCAACCAAACATAATAATGCTTTGATTAAATTTTTCATTTTATTTGATTTCCTCTTGTTTATAATTCCAGTACCCTTTTTGAATACCCTGCTCTATCATTGCTACCACAGCTGCCTCAATGGCTATTTTAACTGCCATTGTGTTCGCCTCATTTTCTGCCACACCAGTTTCAACTTCAAGTGCTCTTGTTCCCATATCAATAAATTTAAATACATTATTATCCATGCTAGATGACAATATTGTCTTAGTCACTTGTACATTCATCAATACTTCACTTGATGCAGTTGATACTGCCCTAAGAGCAATAGTGACCTGATCACGACGATACTGCCTATCCATCCCAATTCCTAGATAACGAGCTCCTGAACCACCACTAATGATATTAGTGTCGTAACCCACTATGCCACCTTGGATTAATAGTCCAGCAAATAGAAGTGGCTCTAACTTATTTTGTCCACTTCCCTGATATTCTTCTCTTGTTGAACGAATCAATTGACGCTCTTTCGTTAAATCGTCAATTCTTGTTCTCTCAACAACTTTGAACCATGAGCCATCACCTGCTGATTTTAACGCATCAATCAACAATGCTGCTCCACCCTGAGTTACTGAGTTAGAAAAAGATGAGGTTGTGTCTTTATCTTTTCTTTGCCCAGTTAAATCAGGAAAATCATATACGGCAACAATCACTTGTCTTTCTGGTGCCTTCACAGTCTTTAACTTCTTCAATAGTGTACGTTCAACTACTGGTTCTGTTCTTTTCTCACCAATTTTTTCTAAAGTTGATTTATTAGCACTGTCAATGATAGTACAGCCTGTCAAAAGTAATAACAAGATTGTAAGTATTAGTTTTTTCATTAGAATTTAAACCCATCAAGAGGAATAGCGATTGTAGTCGTATTACCTGTCCCATCGGTTATAGTCATTGTTAGTGTGTTAGTTGCAGTATCTTTATTATAAGTTACGGTATTACCGTCAATAGTAAAAGAACCCTTTGGTTGAGGATTCTCACCAAATAGGTTTTGAGTTAGCTGAGCAGCTAATTGTGAGTAGATTCTTGATTCTAGGTTATTAATAAACTTGGCTAGAATAGTATTTTGTGCAGCTGCAGCCTTAGCTTGCAATGCTGCTTGAATAGCATCAGCTATTTCTTTTGATCTGGTGTGTTCTTGATTGTCGATTGTCAACCAATGTGCGGAAGTATTGACCCCACTAAAAGAAGGATCTTTAAAACTATAAGTTAAATCTGTGGCTAAACTATTGCTGCTGATCAGCAGGAGCAGGCACAGGAACCTCATGCTCTTCATCTTTCTTCTCCTTTTTATCGGATGAAAGAGAAAAGTCAAGAGTAAAAACCTTTAAGACTTCAAGTCTCAGGCTTATTTGCATTTTTATGATCCTCTTTCATTTGTAACACAACGCTCACTTTTTGTTGTAATCTTATGAGGTCATTGTCTAACATTCTGATACGATCAATCAATGCAATCAATATTACGTTCGTCTCACCAATAAGGGGCATCAATTTATTGGTAACAAATTTATAAATGAAAAATACGAAATACCCCATTCCAACTGCCGAAACAATTGGAAAACCATACTGCTTAATCAATTCCGAAACTTGGTCTATAGAAACCATGACTCAGTCCTTTCGGGCATCGTTCTTTCCATCAGCCCTTGCAATTCGTTCTAAATCTGGTCTCAATCCCAATGCTGAGCTAACCACCGCATCTACTCTTATGATATCATGATTCATCGTTTTTACACGATTATCAAGACCCATAATGATACCTTGCATTCCCTTAATTGCCTTCACGACACTTTCAAGGATATAATTTATTACGAAATATACGAAGACACCAGCCACGAGTGCAGCTGCGATAGGAAATCCGACATCAGCGATCAGCTTGAATATAGCATCATATTCCATGTATTTATACTACTTTGGTGCAAATTTTTCTGAGGCAGTAACACCCAAGCCACCAATTACAATATACATCATACATTTAAACATTTCTGCGTCAATTTTCAAAGCCCAAAATAGGTTTGAAACGAACGCAATTCCACACAATAAAAAAGCCAAGAAAGTAATAACTCTCTTTGACGAAACAGAACCATCGGTTCCATCAGAAAACATTGATTTTATTGAGGATAAAAATGACATTATACTACCTTACTTAGAATTTTAATAGCATCTACTAGGTAACGAACAACAATTTCAGCATCTGCTTGGCCATTTGCCTTATATGTATCATTTAATTCTGATAATAATGCCGCGCCATCTTCTGAACTCATCGTTCCTGCTGCAACCTGAGCCTTAATATCGTCAACCTGAGATTTAAGTTCTTCTGCTATTGACATTATCTTTTCCCCCATGCTTTGTTAAGAATTTCTAAACGAACCTTTACGATCTTTAAATAATTATCACAAATCGTTGGCTTTTCAGCAGCTGATACTAAATTCTTTTCTACTGAAAGTGCATTATCAGCCTGTGGATCTTTTCTGAATGAAGAATACGCAGCTAATCTCTTAGCATCAAACTGAGCAATTTTCCATTGATCTGGGGTAGAATCTTTGCAGCTCAATCCATCAATATCAAGTTTAACTCCAATGTACATGCTACCCAACATTGGATCATATTTCTTTGGTAGTAAATTTGACATTGAAGATAACGAAGAACAACCAGTCATTGATAGTGCCGTTAATAGTATTGCTAATTTCTTCATATTTGCTCCTTTAAACTTAAGATGTATTGGATTATCCAATCGGGGGTGCCGCAGTGAGTCAGTATCAGACTCCTTACCACTGAGGCGGATATTGCCTTAGATATGCGGGGTTATTATTGTTCCCCTCCAGCTTCCTCTCAGCTACTCCGTGCGCATCACGGCAGACATCATATTTTATTTCCAGTCTCCTAAACTTGCCTTTGTACTCTCAAATGTTTTTAGATCCGCAGAAAGTTTAGGGTCAAAGTTGATTCCAGTTTCCTTCTCAAGATCAGCTATGGTTACAACATATTTCTCTAAATCTTTAACATCTAATTTAACATTATCGAAACGGAAAGCAATATACTTCTTTCCTTTTGGATCAATAATAATCTTGTACATTCCATTAGGAACACCAACGGTTCCCATTTTCTTATTATTACCAGCAGCAAAAATTGTTCCACTGATTACATATACTTCGCCGCGCTTTAGAGCCGCAGCGCGCTGCATTTCTTCCGTATACTTCCAGATGCCACGATTGTTGCCAGGATCCTGAGCCATCATGTTTGATAGAAGGAATGACTCACTCATAACCTTAGCATCGTATGTGAAGTCTGCAGCAGGGGCAACGTGACCGCGATCATATCCGCTGCCAGCCCATTCAGCAAGAGTTGAACGCTGTGCTGCTGGAATCTCTTGGTCTTCGCGGAAGTCGTTCTTACGAGCCTCGCTTCCCGCTAAATGATCCTTGGTTACATGCTCTACAACATATACTGGAGTCTTAAGAGAGGTACTGTAATCAACAGCATATCCAGTACGGCAGAGATAAAGAACATCAGTCTGTTTTGCTACTGGTGCGCCCCATATTGTATGCTGTGGACATTTTTCGTCTATACCATTAGCAAAAGCTGATGATGTGAACAGGGCTAGAACTAAAAATAATTTCTTCATAATCAACCTCTTGGTGTTTTAGCTTTGAGTTTTTTGTTCACAGTGAAGATTCCCTTCAATGTATTGAAATAACTTAACCTTGGTTTACCATGAGAAAGAACATCTGATGGTCTTGATGTAACGTCTTTTTTTGCTTTTTCTTTATAACTCTTTAAAGTCTCTGCACTCAATTCATTAATCGCAGTGTCGCACTGGCCACAGCATTCAGGTGTTCCACACTTCGTATGCTCTTCATTTGCCTTTTCTTTGGCGCGTCTCTTAAAGTAGTCATTTACACTAGGAATTTTCTTACGAGCTGGTTTCTTACCACTAATAATATCTTCTTCACCTTTACGACGTTTAGAATAATCAGAAGATTCTTTCATACTATTGAGATGTTCAACAGCTTTCTCATGATGTTGTTCTGCTTTTTCGGCATGTTTGTCTGCAATATTATGACGACCCTTTCCCTCATGCCATTGAACTAGAGCATTATGGTGATCTGCCATATGAAAATGGAAGTCTGATTTACTACTTTTGGCTTCGGCAGCTTTTGCTTTCTTTAGATGTTCTTCAGCCTCATTCCAATGATCACTAGAAGATTCACCCATGTGTTTAAAATATTGAACCTGGCGTTCGCGCTTTTCAGCACCAGCCTTGGAAGGATATGTTCCTAAATTCTTTTCAGTCTTTTTAGAAACTAGACGATACTTATTACCAGTTTTGATAATATGCTCTTTAAATGTTTTCATTATTTCTTCTGCTTTTTATTATCTACTGTCTTCGGGTCATCTGGGGTTTGTGGGTCATGTAAAGTTTGGTGTTGAGACACTTGCTTGCGGATTATATCATTTCTTTGATCCGCTGTCGCAAAATTGATCGAAGCGTAGTTGGTTGAGCTTCCATCAGCAGCACCTGTGACATTACCTAGTCCACGAATGCCGCCATCGGAACAAACTGTTTCTGAAATAAAATCTTTAAACTTCAGCATGTTTATTACTCAGAAAGAATATGTTTTGCTCTTTCAAATAGAGCATTACGATCATCTAAGCCAATCGTTCCACCATTAATTCTCTTGGTGATCGTTAAATTGTCATTAGCGTCAGCTAGTGGGCTTAGATTGTGTGAGTTCCAGAACCAAACAGCTGATTCTAACGCACCTTCTGGAGTTATTAGATAATCTGGATTAGCAATTAGATCTTTGCCGATAGCATGTCCGCACTTAGAATAGTTGTCATGGCCAGTTAACTGAATGAAACCACGACCATGGAACTTCCAACCATCGCCTGATGCTTCATCGCCATTACCCATGCGACTGGAATAAACTTTATTCGCAATCTTTTCTGGGTGACGAGCATATGGGGTTGCATGATCTAGATCTGGAAAATACTTATGAAAAATCTTCACAAGACCATCAGCAGAATAATTTAAATTTTCTGATACTGCGGAGAAATTTCCTGATTCGTGAGCGCACTGAGCAATGAATGCTGCTTTGCGATTGACTGTTGAAAAGCCATTAGCCTCATTGTCAAATACAGCATTTAGAGCAGAACATAAATCATCAATATTTAATTTGCTATGACTTGCGCCAGGTGCAATTTTCAATAGTTTTTCCTTTGTAATCATTTGAGGTTTCTCCTTACAACTTTGGTGTTTTTCTTCTGAATAGGTCACTAATCTTCTTTTTCATTCTATATCTTTGCATAGAATAATTGTCTGATGGATTAGTTATTGATGGGACATTGCCAGCACCAACACTATTAGGGGCAGCAGCAACAGCTGCCGCGCCATCTTCTCTCACAACATGATCCCAAAGACCTGATGGTCTTGTTGTGTGTGGCGAAGATACTTTTGGACGAGGTGCTAGTGTTCTTTCAGAACTTTTAGGATCTCCTGGTCTCGGAGCAGCAACAGAATTATCAGATGCTTTAGTCATCTGAGGTAGAGGCTTTGCTGCCGCTTTATCCACAGTTGTGACTGCGCTGCGTTTTCCCGCAGCTGCTTCTCTCATCATCCTAATTGTCTTAGACATTTAATTGCGCCTTCGTCAAGTTTTATATCGCTCGTCAGTATATCTTTTCCTTTTATACCTTTAATCATTTCAGGTAAAAAGTTCAAAAATACCAAAAATGGTTTCAATATTTCGTAATCTTTTTCTTCTAGTTTACAAAATAATAATCTAGATGCTGCCTCAATCCCAAAAACATTATATATGATAATAATGTGATTAAGAATTAATCTTTCTTTTAAAACACTTGTTGCATAATATTTTGTTAGTAGTCGTTTAATGTATAGAATTCGATTCATATCTTCTTCGAATTCGCTCATCACTGCATTAGGTTTGTTGTATTCCTTAGCAGCATACAATAACATGTTATCATCATTTAAATTTTCATACATAATTATTAGTCGTCAGATGTTCGTCTTGTCTGTCTTAAATAGTTTGAAGTATATGCTAGAATTTGTCTTACTGGATTGTGCACAGGAAGCTCTTCATGCTCTTCTTCTGTCTCATCCATATTCTGTAATTCGTGTAATTCATGCTCATCAACAATCTGAGCAAATCCATCATAGTGCCCACGGTCATCAAGATCAATTATCATGTATAGGTATAGAGAAGATTTATGTTCTGCTCCACCAACTTGTTCTTCATCAATCTGAAAAATAAACTCTTGGGAGGTTCCATCAACCTCATCAAGCATTGGCAAGTTCATGCTAAATCTTTCTAGAACTGCTCTTACATCAGTTACAATAATATATGGATTAGCAAACTTACCATGTAGAACTTCTTCTAAAGCATAATTTATTTGATCAACAGTTGTACCTTCAGGGGCTTGCGTTAACATTTTACTTTTTCCCTAACTTCTTATCTTCAGGCGTTGTGATCTTTGGTTCGGTATCAATCGCATGCGCCGCTGATCCAGTCGCTGTTTTGCCTTTCTTTACACCAAGATATTTTCTCTTGGCTTTGTCAACAAGCGATTGTGACTGTTTGATGATACCACCAGTTCTTTTGTCGACTTCCATCTTTCCGTCGTCATCTTTATCACCGACTTTAAGATCTTCTCCAATAATTTTACCCTTTAGTGGTTTAACTTTCTCATAACCAGCCATGGACTCTTTTTTCTTTCTTTCTTTTTCAGCTTCAATTTCAGCTGGTGATGCTCCAGCACCTTTTGATGGCTTTTCCTTAACGGCTGTTATTGCCTTTTCTAGTGGGGAAGCATTTCTTGTACCACCACCTGATCCAAATCCTTCACGACCACCCTTAGCATAATAAGCATCTTGTTTGGCTTGATTTGCTCTTTTAATTTTCTGTAGAGGTGTTTCTTCAGGTTTCTTAGGTTCAGGTTTCGTTAATCCTGCTTTCTTTTTTCCTGCAGTACTAAGTTTCTGCACAGCATTCTTTACAGAGCCAGCCATGCGGGCATTACGTGCAGCTCTCTTGGCTTCTCTTTCTGCCTTTGTTAATGGGGCTTCATCGAGAATCTCACTTTCTTTTATTTGAACATGCCTAACGACACTTGAGAGTTTTCCATGTTCTTTAGCAAGTTCATGGGCTTTCTTAATAGCATCATCATCGTCTTTAGCTGTGAATAATTGCATTCCAGTCCACTCACCCTTATCATTTTCGAAATGAGCGGCATGAGTATGGCTTTCATTATCCTCTGTTGCGTTGACTTTGGCTTTCTTCATTCCAGGAAATGGTGGCTTGCCAGCGGCTTTAGTTAGGGCTAGAGCAATATTGGCACCATTCTTGCCCTCATCTGGTTGGCTTCCACGCTTTGCTGCATATGAACGTAGAGTTGCCTTCTTGAGTTCATCAACCTGCTCAGCTTCTTCGTGATAGATTTTGCCTGGGTTGTGAGTCTTTTGAATTTCTTTAGGTTCAGTTTCAGGGGCATAGGATTTCTTCCAGCTTCCTTTCTCTGTCGCCTTCAACTTAGCTTTTGCAGCAGAAACCGTAGCAACAGCTTCAGCAATTTGCTTGCGCATATTAACTAGAGTTCTAGTCAAACCATTTGCGTTAGAATGCATCATTGCTTCATGACGCATGCGATTAATTTTTTCTTCTTCTAGTTTAATATCCATGTTATTTACCTTTTTTCTTTGCAACTGCTCTTAGTGCTGTTGCTAAACCTTTCTTTGCTAAATGTCTTGCAACATTCTTAACTGGGTTTCCAAACTTATCCTTATGAGGACCAGATTTCTTATATGGTCCTTCAAAAGGAAGATCACTATCAGCTTCCTGTACAGGATACTGTGGTGCCTTTTGAACTGCTTCTAGCTGCTCAGCTTCTTCATTCTTTGGTGCTGGAAAGCGTTTCATGAACGCAGCAGTATCTTTAGCGTGTTGTTCTTTACCACCAGGATATTTCTTGCTATATCTACCTTCTTTATTTTTTTCTGCTGCATTAGCTTTAGCATAACGCAATGCCCTTGCATTAAATTCTGGAGTACCTTCATCAACCTGCTCGACTTCTTCTACAACCGATTGTGTGCCTATGTGAACAAGCTTACCTTTTTTGTTTAGGTTATACGTGTGTGTAATTTTGGCTGGATCTCCATCTTCGTTATCACCTTCAGAAGTGTGCGTAAAGGTATTTTTCCCTTTTTGTTTAATTTTTCCAAAACCACCATGTAGTTTTCTTAATTTGTTTTTTATATCAAAAGGTGCCTTACCTTCTTCAACCTGCTCGACTTCTTCATTCTTAGGTTCTAGATGTTTAATTCTATTCCAATAATGAGGTGACATCTTACCATGACCATGGCTCCATGCCATTTCTCTAGCAATGTGTTCTACAGACTTACCGCCAAATATAGGACCACCCTTGGCTTGAAGACTTTTAACATGTGCATGTAAATCTTCTGGTGACATCTTTTCTCTAGCTTGCTTGCTCTTAATTACGCTAGAAGGCATGCCACCCTCATCGAGATCAACAGACTCATCTGTATCATAAACTCTAGAAATTTCTTTATGGTCAGAAGAACCAGCTGGACGATGCAACTTAGCTGTATATGTACCCCTTTTATCTTTACCCCGAAATGTTGTATGGCTTTCGATAGAGTTGCTTTTATCGAGCATCGCCTGAGTTGGCTTTAAAGCCCCAGAAGAAAATGGTCCTTCATTAACCTGCTCGACTTCTTCTTTGACAGAACTTCCTGTGTGTTTGGTGATGGTGCCAGTTCTCGGATTCCACTTATGTGGTCCTTTGTCTGAATTGAAATGTACTGTATGATTTGGGTGTATAGCTGACGCACTTCCCTTGACATGCATAGAGCTGACGTCAACTTTATGTCCTTCTTTTTCAGCAGCATCTTTAGCCTTTGCGAACATAGTATTTCGACGTTGTTCTGTTGCTTTCTTTATACGATTTCTCATAATCGTATTATGGGCACTATGTACTGCGCTTTTTACCATATGTTTCCCAAGAGCCAATGCTCCAATTCCACCAACTGCACCAGCTCCTAGTGCTGCGCCATGCATTAATGTGTGCGTTAAAGATTCATCAACCTGCTCGACTTCTTCAGGAAGATGCAACTTAGCTTCCTTACCAGTTGCTCTATGCCATTCATGAGCAGACTTCACAGCTGCTGCCTTAGTTGGATGCGTTTCCATAGAATGAGGACCGTTATTACTATGAAGTGTTACGGCAAACCCACTTTCATATGGATGTACTTGGATTTGTGAAATGCGAATAGCACCTTCTAAAATATCAGCTTCTTCATTAATCTGATCGATCTGATTCATTTCAATGATAGCTTCAGTTACGTGTCTCTTAACTGCCATTGGAGAAAGATACTTGTGGTTAACTGGTGTACCGATTTTCTTAGTATCAACATACCAGCCATTGTCATTTGTATTTTCTTTCAAATGACTTACAATTTCAGCTGATGTAAAACTTTCTTTTCTCATTTTCTTTTTCTCCACTTTCTCTTTCTGAATTGGTGCTGGCAAGTTAGCGGCAGCTTGACTATTCATTCCAACAACATTTCCACCACCAACAGCGGTATCTTCTTTCATTCTGCCATCGGCAGCTGAATCTGATACTGTCTTACCTAATGGTTTTGATGATTTTGGCCAAGTTGGTTTACGATCTAATTTAATATCCGCCTCACTGTGGTGTTCAGGAGCATACTTGTCGCTCTTATCATCTTCAGTCTTTTCTTCTGATAGTTTTCTTCCAAATAAACTGCCATAAGTTACTTTAACGCCAGCAGCTCTGTCGACCATTGACGTATCTGGGTTTGGAATCGTTGGGGTGGTTGGTTTGACTTGAGCAGGTTGCTCAGCCATAACCTTCGCGGCAGCAGCTGCTACTGATTGGTTTTGTTTGCTAAAAATATTCATGTTATTCGCCCTTTAATGTGGCTGCAATCATCCAGCCAAGTTTCTTTTGTTTATCGGTTAAATCTTGAAGATAGTTCGACATACCAATTTCATGAGCAGCATCAGCTGTTCTATATGCGGTATCTATTGATGCAATAAATTTTGAATTCATAACCCCAAGCATCGACATCATTTCTTTTGGGTCATAGACTCTAGAAGCTTCAGTAATCGTTGTCATTGTCAATAGATCTTTTAGTGATACTGGCGTGTATGCATTTATGCTTCTAATTTGTTCAGCAATCTTATCTAATTCCTCAAATACTTCAGTATATATTTTCTCAAAGAACGTATGATACTGAGGGAAGTTTGAGCCTTCGACATTCCAGTGAGAAGAATGTGCAGCATAATAGAAAACATACCCATCAGCAAGTACTCTTTTCATTGCTCCAACAAGCATTAATTTTGCTGAGGCTTCCATATTAGCAGTATCCTGTTCAGATACTACTCTTCTGACTGCGTTTACTAGGGAATTCATTGTTGTTCTTTTCATTGTTTTGTTCTCAATATATTTTTGTATTCTCTAATAATACTTTCAGTACTATAAGGACCTGTTAATCCCTGCATTGAAATGTTGCCACCAATCGTTGCAGAGTTCATATTAGCAAGCCCACCTCTAGTGGTTGGATACTTTCTAAACTTACCTTTCTGTTTTTTACCGATGTTTAGTATTTTGTTTCCTTTACTATTACCATTCTGTAGTAAAGAACCACCAACATCTCCTCCCGCTACTGAAGCGACACCCATTGATGGAACTCCATAGCTTGCTACTCTACCATCTACCGAGGGAGGGAGCGACTGCTTGGTTTTTTTGTCTTTGATGTTTTTGATTTCGACTTTTTCTTTGTCGTCTTTTTTGACGGCTTCGACTGTGTTGATGTAGGCAGCGTTTTTGTTTGCTGAGGGAGTTCCTCCATTCCACTTATCTCCGTCTGCTGGAGTTTTGTTTGGGTTTCTGTTACTTTTGGTAGGAACCATTCTATCAGCTTCTGAATATGTTTTAGCATTTTTCGATCCTTGTCCTGGGGTTATTGCCTTTGCAAAATTAGCAGTTTCTTTCGTTCCGACTTCCAAAACTCTTTCGGCAATCCATCTTAGTGACGCCTCATTCTTTGGGAACTGTGAAAGGAATCCTGTAATTGTGTCAGATAATTCAACTAACCAGCTAGCAATTTCTTGCTGCATCTCTTCATTAACTGTTGAGAAGTTATTTGAATTATCGTATATAACAAATGACTCAAACATCTCTGCATATTCGTGCATGTTTGAGACTGATTGTTCATATTTCTTTTCACGAACACTTTCGTTAAAAGTCTTTGATCCACGTAAGATTCTTGAATCATTTCTAGTTTTTGATTCTTCATCTGTGGTATGAACGTATACCATTGCGGTATCATATCCCATTGCTTCTAAGATTACCTTAGCAACAACAATCTTATCTTTATTATCTGCATTACCATTAACAATAACTGATGGGAAGTCATTTAACTCATTAATATTTGTCTGCTCAACAATAGCAGTAAACAACTTGTCTAGTGATACTTCTTTTAATTTGCATTCGTCTAGTACTGAATGGATGAGGAAATCTTTTCCACTTCCAGGACCACCAACGAGAAATAATGCCTTAAAGTTCGGCATGATATTTTCTAACTTCATTCCCTTTCTCACTGCGTGGTATAGATCTTTAGCGTGTTTTTTAACTGGAACATTGCTGGCAAACTCTTTAAAGTTTCCAGCCTTGGCATGTTCTCTTTGTTTAGATCCTGATGCCCCCTCAGTACCCTCTGCGTCTGGGTCTCTTTGTCCTGCATCCTTAACTTCAAGATGCTTAAAATTATATCGTGCACCTTTATGAGTGCCATTATATCTATGGATCAGATCATTATATGATTTGACTCTGTCTGAACCAGCAACCAATGTAGCATGGGTATAGCCCTGCTTATGCAGATGATCCAAATGGTCTATTATATTGGCATGTTCTTTGCTTCCCATGGCAATATGGGTATTGGGGAACTGCTTCTTTAGATGATGCTCTTTCTCTTCTGGGGATAGAGGATTTTTCTTAGAATCTTGAGTGTGGCTGGCTATAATGAGATGGTCTGTGCCATGCTCTTTTGCGTGTGACTTTACAGTATCTATTAGCTTCTTATGGCCAATAGTTGGAGGATTGAATCTGCCAAACGCAAATGTTATTTTTTTATCTTTTTCCATATTTTCCCACACTTTGGGGATCCTAATTGTTATTATTATTTATTTATTTCGCGCTTTTGATGAAGTTAAATTTGGAAAATTCCTTCCTCTTTACCAGCTTAGTTGGGTGTCCATGATGCGTTATTACAAAACCTTCTGGTCCAGTTTTTTCCTTACCAACGGAATGGTTATACTCGGAGCCAGTTTCTAAAGAAGAAACTAGGGCATCTTTAGCCTGTTGAAGATGATGATGTATTTTGAACAGTGAATTATAATGTTCTTTATGATCATTAATATGTCTTAAGTGAGATTCTATCTCAGCACGTTTTTCGATCTTCTTCTTTTCGGTCTTTATATCTTTTGCTTTATTGGTTAATTTTTGTTCAATATGTTTCTTAAAGCCTTCAGTAGATGGCGTTTCGCCAGTCTTTACCGTACTGTTAATGTAAGTCTTCAAGTGTTCCGCATGCGGATGGGTGACCTCAAAAGTATCATGAGGTGCTTTTTTAAGTGTCTCTTTAGCAGCTTCCATGTGGTGCTGATAATTAGCCTCAGCTTCTGGAGAATGGTGGATTTTCCCAGTATCGACATCTGAGCTGAGCATGTGAACATCTGGGTGATGTTTAAATTTGTGCAGGTCTGGATCAAAACCAGCATTCATGTTCTCTAAATGAGAACCATGATACTTGGTATGAACTGCGATTCCAATTTTAGATGCTTTTGCTTTCTTGGCTTCTTCGCCATGAGTGGTGTATGTAATTGTATTAGGAGTAAAAGAAGCCGATGACTTACCACCCTTAACATCGCCCTCGCTATGCATTAGATCGCCTTGGTATACTCCTTTCTTTGGAGCAACTTTAGGCAAATGCTTCAGAGCATGTTTTAATTTAGCAGCAAGTCCTGGCTTATCGCCATGATTCTTTTCAATATCTTCTGGAGTGTAATTAATCTTTGGATTCTTATTGAACGCAGACTTTGTTGCAACAAAGAACTTTCCAGTCTGTGGGTGATGGCCAAATACCACACTTGGTGAGCCATCCCATTTTGTCTTAACCTTAGAATCGCTAACACCCTTCGTTATATGTTGGTGAGCCTGATCCAATATGTTTATTGCGTTATGAACGCCATGCTCAGTTGGGTGTATGATATGATCTTCGGCATGTTCGAGGTGTTTTAGTTTACCGAACTCTGCTTCTTCTTTTAAAAATGATTTAAAGTTTAACATCATTCTTCCGTATAATGACTTGTTGACCCATCAGGATGCACATGATGGGCGTGTAATTTAATGTGAGGAAATTCGTGTCTAAGTTTATTGAAGTGTCTTAGATTTTCTTTATCGTCGTCGTAGAAGTGGGCTTCTGTATATCGCCCAGTTTTCAAATGCTTTCTCATCACTTGGGCTTTCTTCGCTGCGACCGACTCATCGCTTTTGATATTACCCGCACGCTCAACGTGGATTTTGTGAATATCAACGCCATGCTTTTTCCAAGCCTGAGCGAAATGATGTTTATCGTCGAAGTCTGATCTAGCAGTATTAATTATAACTCTGCTCTTTGGATTCTTTTGAGAATTCTTATGAATCGCTTTGAGTTTAGCCAACATCGGACGGATTGGCTTTTCTTTGTGGAATTGATGTGATGATCTGAACTCACTAAAGTCATAGTGATGTCCAGGATGTAATTTATGGTTATTGAATTCGTCGTGGGAAAGTGAAGATACACGATGTCCATTTTGATCTCTTACATGGACTCGTGCGGTAGTGTGCATTAATGTTCCATCAACGTCGAATGCGTGCAGGGTTCCCCCACCGCTCGAGTTTTCTGATAGATATTGCTTAAATCCCTTCATTTCCTACCTTATATTACTATTCTAACCCATTTCGGGAAGAAAAGCAACACCTAAAATGTTAATGTAATTAGTGACTTACATACGAAGATACTCTCTATTTAGCCTAATTACAATCTCAATAGGGTGTAGTATTTTATAGTTTTCAAAAGACCCGCATCGAAGTCAGTTGACGGATTCCAGTTAAGCTCATTCACGATCTTAGAATTATCTATGCTGTATCTAAAGTCGTGACCTGGTCGATCAGTGACATACTCAATTAGGGACTCGGACTTATCCATTAATTTGAGTATTTTCTTTACGAGGTCTATATTTGAACACTCATTATTTCCACCAATGTTATACTTCTCACCTATTCTACCATTAGCCAATACATGACCAATAGCATCACAGTGATCTTCAACGTATAACCAATCTCTAACATTCATCCCGTTCCCATAAACAGGAATCTTTTCGTTTCTTAGTGCTTTACTTATAACTGTTGGGATTAACTTTTCTGTATGCTGGTAAGGACCATAGTTATTTGAACAGTTTGTTATCATTACAGGTATTTTATGGGTATGATAATATGCCATTACAAAATGGTCAGAGGCTGCTTTAGAGGCTGAGTAAGGAGACCTCGGGTCATAGGGGGTTTCTTCAGTAAACGACCCCTCCTCGGTCTCTAGAGAACCATATACCTCATCTGTAGATACATGTATAAACTTAAATTCTTCAAAAAGAACTTTCTTTAGATTATCTTTTACAGATTCTAGTAAATTTACAGTTCCAAGAACATTAGTCATTACAAATGGAGTTGAGTCTTTGATTGAATTATCAACATGACTTTCAGCAGCAAAGTGTATCAATGCTCTTGGTTTATAAATCGCCAGAAGATCATCAACTAGATTTCTATCTTGTATATCGCCTTTGATGAAGTGATATCCCAAATCACCATGAAGATCAGACAAGTGACTCGCATTACCAGCATAGGTAAGTTTATCTAAGTTGATAACAGGTTCTTGATATCTGTTAATATGATTACGAATAAAATTGCTGCCGATAAAGCCACAGCCACCAGTCACAAGTATTGTCATAATTATTTTACCAGCTCAAATCCTATTTTATTTCCACCTGGTTTAGCAGCATTACTGTGATATTCAAATATAAATGATTCTTCTTCAAATTTCTTAACATTATATTGGAGTATCCCTTGTCGTGTAATATTGAAATAAATTTGATGGACTTCTAAAGATTGACAAGCACGAGTCAAAAAATTTGTGTATATTTTATTTTTATTAATCTCATCAATTGTTGCATAAGCCAAAGGAGAAGTTATAATTCCACTTCTAGATTTACCAGGAGAAAATGCGCTTTTAATAGTTGGTACTTTAGCATCTTTTCCTATTTTACTATAAAATTCTTTCGAGATAAATGAGTATAATGCATCAAAATTTTTGAATGTTTGAAGATAATCTTCAATTTTCTTATCTGTTAAATTTTTATCTTTCATGATTTTACATAATATTTGATATGCTTCAGAGTTCACAAGTTTAGCGGAAACAACAATACCTTCTTTATTGCTACTGTCAGTTATGCTCAATATTAACTCTTTAGCTTTTTTATCATTTGCATTTTCGGGTGTCATCCCATTCACAACTTCTCTGATGTTGGATATTGATGGAACAGCACCTTTTTTATATTTTGCTGAAACCATATATTTAAAACCATCATGAACGCTATAATCAGCTAATGCGTTTGATACAGAAGCTGGGTATTCAATCATATTGAGTTTGTGCTCTGGTGCAAAGTTGTTTATGAACCACCATGCGCCACTAAATTCGCCAAAATCTTTTCCTATAATTGCGAGATCTTTATCAGATATATCTTCTAATGAGTCTACTTTCTGTCCAGTTTTTTCGCTTTTAGCGAGTATTTCAAGACACAATTTCTTAATAGAGGGTTTTATGTCTTTTTTAGCAACTAATGCATCACTCACAGTTTTAATAAAGGCATCTTTTTTTATTTTTGCGCCATTAAGTCCAAGTCCACTAGGTGCTAATGTTTTGTTGCGGATAGTTTTATCATTAGCCTTCTGATTTGGAGAAGAAGAACTACGAGAAGTTCCAGGTTTTTGAATGCAATCAAAAGTAACTCTGGTTCGTTCTCTCTTTTCACCATATTCTACAATTGGTTTATTATCATATTCTTCGGTTCCAATGACAGTTATTTGTGTTCCTTGTTCTAGGACACTCATTGTATCTTTTTTAGTTTCAATATCCCATTGTTTGGATTTTTTGCCCATTGTGGTCTGAACATTTCCCCTTCCTCGGAAATGTTTTTCCCAAGCGTCTTTACCTCTTGTTGCTGCCATATTACACCTTCAATTGTCTAAATTTAGATTTAGCGTCCTTGATATTCTCGAAGTTTTGTCCAGAATCAGAGATGCTTTTCTGTGCGCTTTGTTCAATATCATAGAGCTTCATTTTAGAGCGATCAATACCGACAGCGAACTTCTTATTTAGTGTGGGATCATTATACCGATTTTTCAACTGCTTAACCATAATCTGATTAAGACCTTCTAGTTCTTCACTAGTAATTAACGCAAACATCATATCCGCAGTTGCAGGAAGTCCAAATGACTCTGAGGTATCTTCCAGCCCAGGATCTGTATTAGTAAACCCTGAACGAGTCGTTTGAGTCGCAGACATAATTGGAATCTTAAACTCAACCGCAAGACCTCGGAGTTCTTCAGCAATCGCTTTGATATAAGAATATGAGTTTACGTTCGCCCCATGTTTCAAACGGGAAGAGCTACAGATATTAAGATAGTCAATGAATAGGATATCAGGTTTGAAGTTCTTCTTCAATGCCAATTCATTCAAGAGAGCTCGGAAGTGTGTTGAACCTGCAGCCGCAGTTGGATATTCTTTAATGATTAATTTACCCTTAATGTTCTCTTTTAGACGACTAATCTTTCTCTCATAAGCGTCTTTAGGGAGATTAGCCAGATCATCGAGTTTAACATTAAGGAGATTGGCGTCAATACGCTCAGCAATCTTTTCTTCGGACATTTCCAAAGTGATATACAAAACATTAAAGTTTTGAGCGAGACAAGCTGCGGCATGGTGACACATAAACAACGACTTACCAACACCTGTACCCGCAAGTGCGATATTAAGTGTCTTAGTCGGCAAGCCACCCTTCGTTATTCGATTAAAGAAATCTAGATCAAAAGGAATACGCTTTTCAGTTTTATGATAGAAGTCATAACGATCAGAAGCATTTTCAATATAGTCATGACCGATATTAGGATCAAAGGAAATAGATAAGGCATCAGATAAGATCTCAGGAATTGAACCCTTAGACTTATCTAGTTTACCCTTACCATCTAGGATCTGAATAGACTCTAGAATCGCATTATGAATTGCTTTTTCTTGACAAAACTTTTCAGTTTGTTGAATGAGCCAGTCTGATGGACTGGCTTCTTTATCTTCCTGTAACTCAGTTAGAAGTTCAGAAGTCTTCTTAAAGTCATCTTCAAAAAGACCTTCTCGAGCATTTAACTCAATCTGAATCGCTTCATGCGTCGGTATCTGATTGTATTTTAGAACGTATTTTTGGATTTCTTCGTACAGGTTTCTTTCGCTTCTTTCCTGTAGATACTCCGTCTTCAGATAGGGCAGGATTTTTCTTACGAACTGTTCGTTGAGGAACAGGTTCTTCAAGATAGTTTTCTCGATCTTCTTCATTACCTAAATTCTCACTTATGAATTTGTCCGTTTGTTTTTCTAACGTTTTTTCTAACACAACCAGAAGAATCTCACCAGTCAATTTTGCAAAAGTAGGATCATCCAGGTATGCTTCTTTAATCGCTGGATCCAATTCTTCATTTATTACTTCAATACTAAACGAAGCTTGAGCACCTTTATATCCAAGATCCTCTCCAACACTAATTGGTCCGTAACAATATATTATACCCTTATATTGTCCTTTAAGCAACTCAATTGGCATAATACCTGTGTAATTAGAATCATGAGCGATTTTGAAATACTCATTCTCTTTATATTTCCGAGCGCGATCCCATTTCTGGAATTTATCTATTACTGGCTGAAATAACTTACGCATCTTCTTCTTCCTCAGTTACAGGAGCTTCTTCATCATAGCTGGAATACATTGAATTAGCACCATATGAATAATTCTTCTTAATCCACTCAAGGAAAGTTTTATCCTTCAAGATCTTATTCCAGAAGTCAGCAGTATCTGTATCCTTAACTCGGAACTTCTTATCTTCGACTTCACCAGTAGAAGTATCAACTCGAGCATACCAACCATTCGTTGGCTTTACTACATGACCAGACTCAAGTGCCATTTCTAATAGACCTGAATACTTGCTGATACCACCATCAAACTTAACGCTGATTGGAATCTTGGCTTTCTCTTTAACATAACGTGATTTTTCAACGTTGATAATAAAGTTATATCCTAACAACTCAGCCCCATCCTTCTCCTGCTGACGACCAAGAATAAAGATGTTATCGGCAGAATAGTATGAACCAGTGCCACCACCGACGATTGCCTTCGGGAACATTCCAATTTCCATGTAGGTATGGTTAACCACAACCATTGGAATATCCTTTAGAGTGAGATGCGGAGTTACCATGCGGAATAGTGACTTTATTTGCTTAGCACGAGTCATGTCTCCGACTGACTTCTGTTCAAGAGCGTCTTCAACTTCTTTCTTAGAAGCAAGATTGCCGATTGAATCAATAATGATCATTAGACGATCACCGCGAGTAATTTCTTTCAGCTGATTCATTATGTCAAACTTCAACTGTTCAACATCAGTCAATGGAGTATGAATTACTCGCTCTTCATCAATCTGAAATGTTTCAAAGTAGCTCTTAGGAGTACCAAACTCTGAATCATAAAACAGAACAACACCATCCGGATACTTGTCCAAATACGCCTTTGCCATGATCAAACTAAAAGCAGTCTTAAAGTGTTTTGATGGACCAGCCCACATAGTCAAGCCAGGAGTAAATCCCCCATCAATATCCCCAGACAAAGCAATATTCATTGCTGGAATACTAGTTTGAATCATGTCTTTGGCTTGAAAGAATTTTGATTTGGAAAGGATTGATGAATCCTTAATCGTAGAATTCTTCTTAATTTTATCTAATAAACTCATACATTCTCCTTACGAAAAGAAATCTTCAAGCGAATTACTTTTTTCAGATTTCCAATTAATACAATCTAACACAGTTTTCAATGGCTCAAGAAAAGACTTTTCAAACATAGTATCATAATCCAAATACTGTTCTAAGTCAAATTCTTTTGGAATTGAGCTCAAGAAAGAAATTACAGCACATTGTAGAGGATTAGGTTCTTTCAAATAGATAAACTTAATCTTCTCACCCTCTTTAATCTGTTGATACTTTTTAGTCAATCCTTTCTCGATTAGGAAGTGATTAAAGATTAGAGATCCCTTAACATGGATTGGAGTTTTCATTCCATAGATGGATTTGTTATCTCCATACTTCTCCATACCATTGACACCTCTAGGAAAAGCAATCTGCTCAACAGGTAGAGTCTTGAATTCTTCTCTAAAGTCTTCAATAAACTTAATTAGAGACTCCTGATCTTTACCTAGTATAACCTCAAATGATTCTTTAATCTTGGCGCGGCATGCGGCTGGAGTTGAGGATTTAATCGCTTCCAGTCCCATGATCTTCAGCTTGGGCTTGGCATACTCAACGCCTTCGTTATTATACACATTAAGCATGTATCTCTTCTTAGCTGTCCAGATCCCCTTGTCAGCCAATGCTTCACGCTTCATTACCATCTTCTGGGCATAAGCATTAACATAATCCGCCAACTCAGCATACGTTTTATCTATGAACGGCTGAATACGATCTTCACAAAACTTATCAAGTGTTCTGATCGTGCGCAGCTTGTTTGACTTATCTGGAATATACTTATCTACAAGTCCACCAAGATTGAGATAAATCGAATCTGTATCCGATGCGATTATATAGTCCTTACCCTCAGTCTTCAACATATCATTTAAATGAGCATTGAGTTTATTTTCGATCCAACGAATGGCTAATTGACCTGACAAAGTAATCGCTTCAGCAATACGAATATCGAAGAAGCGAAACCATTGATTTCCGATAGCACCGTAAGCTGAGTTTAGAGTAACTTTCTTAGCCAGCTGAATATTATTAAATTTAGCGATTTGCTTATCCAGCTCATGCTTTTCAGATTCACTTACTGTCTTTTCGCGTTGCTTACGAGCCTCAATTGCCTTACGTTTAAACAGCGCACGATCTTCATACATCGTTTCCATAATTTCAGAAAGGAAACCCTGTTTCTCAATATTGAACAGCTGTCCATTTGGAGTTAGTGTAACTTTATTCTTCTTTAGAATGTCAGTTGGTATTTCTTTCTTTAATAGATTATCTACGTTAATTTGAGAACCATGCTCTGAAATAAATGCTCTGATATCTGCATTAAAATCACTAGGACCCAATAGAGTTTCTGGGGAAAGATTATACATCATGATCAAATGCGGATACAGACTATTCAAGTCAAAAGAAGCGACCCACTCATGCATTCCAATAATAGGATCTTTAACGAATGCTCCAGCATACTGGGCATCCTTAGTTGAGTTCTTCTTAGGAGGAATTACGATATGCTTTTTCTTTAGAGCATTATAAGTGATAGTATCCCACATCTTAACTTGGGAAAACACATCATCATAATTTACTTTAGCGTCATAAGCCAGAGTTGCCGCCAACTCGATCAAACGAATCTTATCTTCGAGTTTCTCGACGAGTTCTACGTCTTTGATATTGTACTCAATAAACTTCTGATAGTCTTCACGATAGAGTTGATGTAAACTCTCGAACTCAGAATAATCAATTTTCTTCTCACCAAGTTCAACGCTGGCGATATGATTAAGTGAGAATGATTCTTGGTTTGGATTAGAAGAATACTTACGATAGAGTTCGTAGTAATCGAGCATGGACACGCCCATGATATCGTAACACTGCTGAGTCTTTCCCTTAAAGGTAATCTCACTTTGATTGAGTTTGCCCCATGGGGAAAACTTAACAATCTTGTCTTCACCAAAGAGTCGTTTAATACGATTGATCAAATAAGGAAAGTCAAAGAACTTGATATTCCAACCACTGATGATATCAGGATAATGTATTGTCCAAAGATCAATGAACTTGTCAATTAGATCAAATTCATCTTGACACTTTAAGTAGGAAACATCATCACGAGTATTGACAAAATCACCGCATCCAAAAACGTAATACTTTTTGTCAATACAAATTGTAATGGCGGTAATAGCCTCATTAGCATGCTCAGGCTCTGGGAATCCGTTCTCGGAGCCCACTTCAATGTCGATGTAAGCAACACACATCTGAGATAAGTCCCAGTCGATTTCATCTGGAAATAGATCCGATATAAAAGCGTAGTCATATCTAGTATTTCCATAAATGATAAAGTTAGAGACGCCTTCGTAATTCTTAACGAACTCACGAGCGTCTCTAATAGAGTCGAAGGGCATCTCTTCGACTGGTTCTTTATTAAGTGTCTGCCACTTAGACGGTTTATTGCCCTTTACAAAGAGTTTCGGTTTATATTTAATTCTTTGGCGGATTCTTTTCCCAGCTTTTACACCACGGAAAAGAATATTATCGCCAATCATCGCAACATTAGTATAGAACACTGAAATCCTTTATATTCACCGCTTGATATATTATACCCTTTATCGAGTGTAAAATCAAGTAATCAACTGCTTGCCTGGGGTTACAATACCACCGAACATTGAGTTGTAACCATTCTTTAATTCATCATTTGGCGTTGCAGTATAGATAATCTTATCAAGAGAGATTACCTTATCATCCTTAGTCAAAGAACCCCATGGCATGAAGCCATAAGTGATTCCATCTTTAGTTGGGTTTAGAACAATAGCAACACAATTCTGTAATGCAACAGTGCCTGCATTGAGGTCTGTTGTTACATCGTCACCAATAACTTCTTCACCACTAATCAATTTTACAAGTTTAAGACTCATTCACCTTTCTCCTTATTTTCTAAATTCAACACATCATCTTTCTTTATAAAAAACTTCTCATTCACTTCTACTTCTAATTCTTTTGTCTTACCTGTAGCTGCTATTAAAAGCATAACAGCGAGGGGATCAAATACAATAACCAATAATATAATAACAAACCTAACAGCGTCATCAAAATGACTTTTGGCACCGTTTCCATATATCAACTCCGCAATATATTTCAAAGGACCAATGTCTACTTCGTTTTTTTGAACTTGCATGTTAGCTTCCGCTAACTTTTTATGATTATCTCTTAGACGAGCAGCAGCATCTTTCTTATCAGCGAGTAACTGATTACGCATTTTTCTCTGCCTGAGCATTATATTATAGTCTTCTTTTACTGTATTATCAAGTAAATTTAACTGTTTATCTGCATCACCCACTATCTTCTCATCAGCTTTAATGTCGGATTCTAATCCTACAACTACTGAGTCTATATCGGCAGTTTTGGCAACACTATTTTCTAGATGCGCCTTCGAAAGAAAACCGAAGATACCCATAGATGTAATAAACATTAAAATCACGACTGCAATAGTCATGTATGTTCTCATAAACTTTGATATGGTTTTTCCACTCTTGTAAATGTAAGTCGCAGTTACAATTTTCGCAAACTCAAGGGATCCTCCCATCAAGAGAATAGGAATGAATGTTCCGCTAAAAATTGCAATTAGACCTGCAATGGAATAATAAGCAGCTGCGGTAGATAGGGATATTCCAGACAAAAACAGATATGTTCTTATTTGGGTAAAAATTTGTAGAAACTTCATTTCTTGTTTAGTTTGGCTATAAGCTCTTTCTTTGTAAGTAGAGTATTATTTAGGTAGACTTCACCACTTAACATTGTATATGTGTCTTTGCCGACTATAAGGCACCACCCATTAAATGATTTAATCTTCTTACCTTTAGCAACAAGAGCATCGCGAAGTTCTGATAGATTATGCATTTACACTCCAACTATTGGTGGCGAAAGAAGTTTACCTTTTTTAACTTTTGGTGTTAAATACTTCTTAAAAATTTCAATATGACTATCCAGCTCTTTTTTCTTAATCTCAAAAATGTGAGATGAGGATGAAGAAGTCGTACACATTTTAGTCTTTATGCAGAAGTCAACTATCTTATAATTTTGTCTTTTTTGTAAAGAATTGTAATCATAAAGAAATGCGTCACCAAAATCTACAACAAGTTCATCTGGAATCTTTAGATAATTATTTTTATGTAAGAACAATAAAGTGCCATAACCTCTAGTGAAGTCGCTATTTGTTACAGACAACTTATCCATTACTTCTAAATGCAGGTTTGGACTCTTCAAATAGAAATGTTTAATACTACTATCTCCAGGACCAATAGTACCAATCTTCTCTGTTATTTTATCATAAAGATAATCAAAAACGTTTATGTCAAATACTACATCATCATTCATTATGCAAAGTTTATCAAATTGACTTCTATCAGCTCCTAAGTTCCAAGCAGCATTAACATAGATATTTTCTTTTTGCCCTAGTAGTTTTATCTTCGAGTGGTTCGGTAAATCTGAGAATCTTGCGGAAACATCATTATCTATAATGATGACCTCACCAATCTTATCATGATCTAATAAAAGTGGAATCATAACTTTAAAGACATCAGCTTTCCACATGGTGGGTATGATTACACTTATCATTTATGCTTTAGTTTTTTAGTTATCAAATAACACATTCTATGATAGAACTTTAAAACATTTAGATCTTCAATATAACCATACTTTATACAGTCAGTTTCTAATCCTAGTTTCGCAGTTGGGTGAACATCATCTCTAACATTCTCATCGAGTACATTTGATGAATAGGTTAGAGCTAGATATCTTAATAGAAAATCATCAACTTTAAAGTCATATTTTATTATCATTTCGGCTATCGAATCCAAGTATGGATATTCATAAGAAAATCTATTTGGTTTTGTATTTAATCTTGTTGTTCCAATAATAGCATCAATCAATACTTGATTTTCGGATCTAACTGGAACATGGTCTATAGTTCCACAAGTTAATAAATGTTGCTTACAAACATTACCTGCACTGTACATTATACTATCATCTGGTAGTATTGGGTGCAGAACATTCCCAATTCTAGATGGTATTGTACCTTGTACAAGATCTCTTGGAACTATGATTTTTCTTCTGTCGTAAAATTCATAGTTTCTTTTTTGAAAATTAGACCAAAGCGGATTCTTGCAGTCTTCGTATTTTCCGTTTTTAGGAATCCAAGTAGAGAGGTTTAAAGATGCAACATTATTTCTTGGTATTTTTGATAGTTCTTCTTCTATTCTATTTCGATCAATATTAATAAATTGATCTGGGCTTAAAAGAAAAACCCAATCAAAATGATTATTTTGAAGATAAGAAAGTAACCCTTTTCTTATTAAAGAATTATCTTCCAGTGTATCTGAATAGTCAGTAAAGATAGTTATGTCTATACCATCTCTGACCTTTAAGAAATTAAAGAGTTCAGGAGGACTATGGAATAGTGTATCCATAACAATAAACGAGTCAATGACTCTAGAATTAATTCTAAAGAATAATTCTATAACATCAAACTCGCTTCTTAATATAGTAATCGCAGCTAATTTCACAAAATTATCCATTAGTAATTTCTAGCGGAGGCAGGAGTCGCACCTACGACCTATGGATTATGAGTCCATCGCTCTGCTACTGAGCTACTCCGCATCAGAAATTAAACCAAACAAATCACCATTTACATTAAACAATCATTTTGGAGCGGAGTAAGAGAATCGAACTCTCAGCTCTAGCTTGGAAGGCTAGGGTATTACCACTATACGAACTCCGCATAATATTATTTATTAATCGTTTCTGCAACGTCTGATTCAACAACAGCAGGACCATCTCCACCATTTCTCTGTCTCCTGGCAACAGAGCCCTTATAATACTTATGCGCGTCAATCATTAGACGCTTCATTTCCCCAGCCTCATGAGCATCCTTATGTTTAGACAACGTCCAAACACGCTTCATCTGACGGGGAAAAACAGAATTAAAATCACTACGATTAGCCATATAATATTAAACCTCTTTTATTTTAAACTTTGCATAACGTTATTCATTTCTTGAAATGTCATTCTTCTATATTCTAATCTATTAATCTCACCAACTAAATTAACTGTTAATTGATCATAAAATCTTTTTGTTTTATATATTTTATCAATATCAGTAACATGCTGTGTGCCATAATGATTTGCATAATCAAGTTTAGTTAATCTTTTTTGTACATTTAATTTTCTTTTTATAAAATTTTCAGTAAATGGTGAATAGTTCATATGACAAATTACCAACTCTTTTGTCATATCAGCTTCTTTCCAATAATGTCTACCCGCACCAAACAATGAAGTTTCTGTATATTTTTGTTTAAAATTATGAATGCTTCGCATCCATCTACAATTCATTTTTAGATCAAGTGGATTTATTTTATTTTCTAATTTTAACTCTATAAATAGATTTTTACTGATTGAATGTTCTGGCCATGGCCAATCATTAAAATAATAATGAACACCATGTGTTCTCTGTTTTAATAAAGGTATGTTTGGGTCAGGTTCAACATTTTCTAAATCAGGATGATCATTCATTAAAAATGATGGTATCAGAACTCTAGTTGGGTGTATATAATTATCTAAAAAGTCCATGTTTCCTATTAGGAATTCAGTTGCGGATAATGTGATTATCCAACTTCTTGGAAAGTCATCATGAATAACATTTTCAACTTTTGATATTACATCATCCCATCTGTAATTATTTAAATCTTCAGGAACTATCTCAACTTTTTTATATATCCAGTTAGGAACATATTTTTTACATAATTCTTCAGTACCATCATCTCCAAAATCTAATATAACACCCTCATCAAATTTATTTGCATGATGAGGTAGCCACCACTGTAGAAGATATTCTTCATTATCAGTGTTAAGAACGACTATTCTTTTAGGTTTACTTAACATTTAAAATAGATTCACATTTTGCCCAAAAACGTTCTTGCTGCAGCTTTGGGTCTGCATGCATCTGAAAACAATGCCAAAACAAATCACCATGTTTTTCATCACCATAAGTCGTACCTATACCATAATTGGGCATTCCATCGGCAAGCGACCAATACGGTGGCAAGTCTTTAGGTTCCCATGTCATGCGAATAGGTGGACTGTCATATCTTAATGGCATAAATTTTTCAACAAGAACACCAACCTTTTCTGCCGCCCAAGTATATTCTTCTAAAACATCTGAACGACTTGTCTCTAAGGCACTTGGCTTACCGATTGTGAGATACGTTTCAGCTGAAAGTGCAGAAGCAGAAGGAGCAGAAAACACGTGCTTATTGTTCTGTAGATGTCCAGAACGCTGAGCATTACCAACTAATTTTCCATTGTTTGCAATTGAAACATAAAGATCAATCGCCTTTTCTGAAAGAGGAATACAATCAATGTCCATGATCAAGACAATATCATGATCAAATCTTTTTTCAATTCCTCTTCCCTTCAGAGAATCAGTTACAATACCATTCATTGCCCAGAAATGATCAATACTGGCACCATGTTTCATGTCAGTCTTAATGTGATAATGTGGATACTTATTCACATTAAATTTGTCAACAACTGATTTTTGTAATCCAACTGTCTTCATGTCCATGTTGTCCATAAAGAAAGATACCATACATGCATTTATTTTATCCATAAATATTTCATACCTCTATCAATTATTTTATCTTGAAAAACATAATCAGCCGCTGCCTTAACGGTTGGAGAGTTATAATCATCACCAATTAGTCTACCGCCATCTTTTAATATAGCAGCAAAATGAATCAAATCTAGCTGCACAGATATTTCGTCATGACCAGCATCAATATAAACCAAATCAGGTTCAATTTTTGCTTCTTTAAGGAAGATATTTGCATTCCTAGAATCTACTGGAAATGGAGTAATAACGTCTTGATGGTTGGCTCTAATTACATTAGAAATAAACGCTTCATAGATTGACGGACGCCCATTAACGAATGCCATGGTACAGGCTGTTCTATTCCAATGTTCATAGGAGCCGCAGAAAGTATCTATACAAACAATTTCAAAATCGTTATTCCCATAAATTTCTTTACAAAGATTAGCCATGTGTACAGCTGAACCACCGACCCAAGTACCAACTTCAATAATTAATTTTGGCTGAGCCTCTCTAATAACTTCTTCAAAAATTGAATTGCAACTATCCCAACCTTGAAACAATAAACATTCCTCTATTGGGGTGAAATTTTGATAGGGGTCATGATCCCCAAATAATAATTTCCTCACTTTTTCCACGGAAGCACTCCATTATAACGCCTTAACATTTCAGCATTGCCCTGATCAAAAAATGGAGCCTGTACTGAATTTTGTGTATTTCCAACAGTATAGTTTACTGTGTATTTGTATGTACTGTCATACTTAGGTGCGATTTGACGAAGCACCATACTGATCACGCGATCAATCTCAGGCTGGTTTGGTTCTCTGAACTTGCGGAACCAAATAGGTGAAATTTGAACTGCTAGAAGTCTTGGTAAGAAATAACAATTAACATCAATGAATAAATCTTCTGGGTGCAGTACACTCGCCCACTTGCCTAAACTTTCGCAGTTATCTTGGCATAGAAATTCTTGATTTCTATTTACGATATTTCTAAAAGTGTATGACCACTGATTACCTGCAGTAATTACATCTATACATGACTGCACATGGTCAGGAGCAAGAGTATTGTCATCATCCAAAAACATAATATAATCGCCATCCGCAATAAAAGTCCCAGAACCATAAATGCGATGGCCATTCCAGCGATCACGACCAATAGAGTAAGGAAGGTCAATAACATCACAACGATATCCTTCTTTATTATTAAGCATAATCTCAGATTCTTCAATCTGAGCATATGCTGCAGTATCCCTTTCAGGACCATCAACCATAACTAAATGTTGAATATTTTGATAAGTCTGGTTCTTAACTGATATTAAGCACTTCGATAAAATCGAATTGCCTGTGGTAGCAGTAACAACAGTCACAAGGGGTAAATTCATCATGTCTCCAATTATGGTTTATATAGGTCTGAAAATACTGGGATCGTATCCATTACGATCGGGTGTTTGAGGACTTCATAAGTTACAATCTTGTTGTATCCAGTGCTTCGAATAGTGTTCGAAAATGTTTTATGAAATTCCATACTTTGAATTGAATTAATTGGCTTTAATGAATTTTCTGATACATGTATATGTTTAATCCAATCGAACCAAAAGATTAACTCGGTGCGAGGATCACATCCTTCCAAGATAGAATTATGAGTATCAATCATTGTCTTAATATAAGTTAATTTATTCTGCTCTATAAACTGAATAATCTCGTTAATTCTGAAAAAGTAGTCTCCACCATAATGTTTAGAATTTGGTTCTATTACAACATCTATTGTTGTTCCTTTTAACATAGAGTCTAAAGACTGAAATGTAGATATTAGTTTCTTCTCCCAGTTATCAACTTTCTTTCTCATTGTTGATGAGCCGAACACTAACACTTTAGTATCTAATATATCAGCGTATTCTATAAGTTTTTCGAAATGTTTTAATGCATCATCTCCGACATAATCAATACCAGTATTATAGAATATTGATTGTGCTGATTCTGCAACTATACCATTATCGTCTAACCTTTTCTTAAATTCCATAACATCTCGATAACTTATTTGATTCCAGTTACCAAGTTTAGTGAATGTGAATTCTATATTCTTAATATCGTTAGATTTAAGAACTTTGAATACCTCATCAGAATCTTTTAGATCCCAGGCTAGATTACTTACTGCTAATTTCATTTACAAATTTCTTTATATCTTCAAATGATTCTTGACGACTCATCATGTATGGGATTGAGGAATATTTTGTTGCATACATATATTCTACCCTATTTCCAGATAAAGTCAAGTTATACTGCGGGAATAAAGAAACTATATCTTTCGTTTCGATAGGTTCTGGGAATAAATTAAACACAGTTTTATCTGGATAGTTTTTTGAATATTTAATTACATCAGAATATAATTTATCTAGGTTGTACCACTGATAAGCAGAATTGAGATTAATCTGATCCACATTATTATTATTGATTAAATCGAATAGTATGTTCTTCTTTATATGTTTGTTATAGAGCGCAGGTAGACGAAAGATCTTAAGATCATCCGTCTTTAATAGACTCCTAACATAAAGCTCAAATAGATAACGATTACCACCATAACTCAGCTTGCTGACTGTCGGTATAAAGTTTTCATTTACTCCGACTGGAGATTCACTATAAACATCAATAGTCGAGAACAATACAATCTTGGAGTATCTTCTCATAGAAAGAGAACGCATGATACTATTGATATTCTCAATGTCGATTCCTAGTCTTTGATTGACTACCCACTTAGCAGCTGGTAAGCAAGAGAGATATAGTTCATCTCCATTTTCCACAAGCCCACCATACTGATTAATGTTGCTGGTATTGATACCAACGAAATGATCAGATTCTTGTAATGTTTTTCCAATTAACCCAGTATTACCAACTAATATTTTCATAATTATCTCGTAAATGCGATACTAATCTCTTCACTCGATATCAACATGTAATCTTTTAGATGTTTTGTTAATATTCTTTCCGGATAAGAACAAGTGTAATAATATAAAGTATCTAGATGACCTTGTTCTGTTTTATCCAGATAATATGTATTGCCTTCTTTCTTATACTTAGTTTTAACTTTATTTAAGAATTTTAAATTCTGTTTTACGTGTTTTCTGTTTATATCATCGTATGTCAAATATAATGAGCAATAATCTTTCATAGATTTCATACTACCATACGCATAAAGATCGCAAACGATATTAGTATGCTCAAATACATGTACAACTTTCATGTTATGTTTGTAGTACATTCTATTACAAGTTTCACACCCATTATCATATTCTGGGTGGTTGTGATTTGCACCTTTGTTTGGTACAAAAATTATATCATGAGAGTTTATTTCATCTAAAAGGTATTTCGATATATTAAACTTGGGGACATCGCACTCATGCCTCGCCTTGATAACCAATTCATATTTTGTGTTGGTTTTTTTAGCATATTCTTCCATCAATTTATAACAATTATAAATTGAGTATAGTTGAGACTTTATGAATACTTCAGGAGAAGACCAGTTAAAATATTCAACATCACTATCTTCATTTTCTAAAATATACTCTTTATTATTTTCAATAATATATTTTTTAACTTTAGGGATAGTGTTGACCATGCTTTCAATCTTAGAACGATCTACAGAATCATTTAAGTCAGTTTCATTTCCCTTAAATCCGAGATTATCCCATGTATGGATAAAAACATCTATATCATGGATATCGTAATTATTATTTTTATTTTTTAGAAAATGACTAATATTCATGTTTCTAAGATGACCAGGAAGAAGTAATGCTATTTTAATTCTAGGCACACCATTTGCAGTAAAACCTCCCATCATTCTTCTTTCTACGCAGCTTTGAATTTCATCTTCGAAGTCTACTAGTTTTTTATGTTTATTTCTTTCAATCTCATCTAGAGTTGGTTCTCTATTCAAATATTTAAGATAAAGCTCT